GTAGTTCGGGTCTATCCCATCGGCGTAGTCCTCGCAGTAGAACGTACAGTAGCTACCGTCAACTACTGTATAGGTTCCAGGACCTGAACCGCCATCTCCATAAGCCGCTATATGGTCGTCTTTCGTCAGCGTCAGCGTATAGTTTGTCTTGTGATCTGGATCTTCGCCCTGCCCAAAAGAGGAACCGTAGAGGATATGATTCCCCTTGACAAAAGTGAATGTGAAGGTCGTGTCGGAACTCTCCCAAGTAGTTCCGTCCGTGAGTGTCCCAGAGCCAGTACCGCAAACGCCAGAACCGTCAACCTCCCAACGATAGAACGTATATGTAGCGTTCGGAGTAATGGTAAACGTGACCGCCGCTTCCTCCTGGACAGCAACGCCACCATAGGGAGTCAGAGTCGAGTTCTCGTCGCAGTTCGCAGTAATGACATACGTGTTCAAAGGAGGGATCTCTGCCGTAGCTTCGCCTGAACAGGCCGCAGTAGGAGCCAGGACTTTCGGCTCTCCGGCGAAGTCTTTGTTGACGATATAGAGTACGTCAGCGTTCGTAATATGAACCGTGTTGTTTTGTAGAGTCAACCTCGGAACTTGCGGGGAGGCAAATGAGAGAACCTTTTCAAAGTTAAGATAGAAAACGGTAGGGGCTTGCTCCCAGGCTTTGTCCCGGTAAACTCCGTTGGCGCAACCAGCAACCATAAGGTCGGGAGTCCCGGAAAGCGAAGACAGCGACAGGACAGTCTCCATCGCCTTTGTCGTATGCGCCGCATAGTTGTCCCACTCTTTTAGCCAGCGGACCAGTGTGAGGGCTTCTCGGACAAAGAGCTTCCCGCCCTTAACGTAAAAATTGTTTAAGGCGGCAAACGTGCCGTCGGGTTCTCCATGGACAGGCTTATCGTTCTGAACGCCTACATAAGAATTGACAGGGAACTCAGCGGTCTTGGCTGTCAGGCTCTTCGCCATTATGCTTCACCGAAGATGTTTCTAACAGTCCCCCTGTTCATGATCGATATGTCTCGGTCTATACCCGCCTCAACTTCCTGCCGATACCGGAGATAGGCCATCGCCTCATCGTGCCTACGGTCCTTCTTCAACGCCTCGGACACAACGTCGTAGACCACCCAGCGCAACCAAGTATCCCTCTCAGGGTAGTCAACCTCAGTCTCGCCCTCGTCAGCTGGAGGATGATATTCTGCCGGAGTTATACCAGGGGTATAAACAAGCGTATACGCAAGGGCGCTAGTAGCCTTTGGGTAGAGCGTAGCCGTAGTGCCTGTGATACAGTAAAACATCGGCGTCCCAGTCTCGGCCATGTCAAGCTCGTTCCGCAACATCAGCGTCAAAGGCCTGTGGTACAAAACATTCCCGCCAACGGTCAGTTGATTTACGGATCGCAGGTCTGTAGGGAGAGTGATTGTGGAGGCAGGTACGGTTACCACGCCAGTAACGGTCGTGATCCCATAATCCTTGTCGTACATTGTCAGCATATCCCGGAACGCCGCATAGGAATGGTTAATCAGCAACGTCAGCTTCGTGTCCGTCCAGAACGGGTTAACCACGGCCCCAGCCGGGAGTTCAAACTCGGACTCTTCGTCCAAATAAAACCGAACAAGCGAAAGCAAATCCGCTATTTTCACAGGATCACCGAAGGCTTTCTATCAATAAGCCCCTGTTGTACTGAAGCGTCATGGACACCTTTCTCAATTTCTTCCTGTACTTCTGGATCGTCAACGCCAGAGCCTGAAGGCATAAGATCCTCTAGGTCGGACGGCTTCTTGTTGTTGTCTCTCATCCACCGGCCTTTGCGAATATCGTGAATGATCTCGCCCTCGTGGTCGTAATAGCCCTTTATCTGGATCTTTCCATTCGGCAGGACGACAACAAGGCCCCATTTACCAACGACGTTATTAAACAGAACCACGAAGTTTTCACCTAGCTTACTTACTTCATCGTCTAGGCTGTCGTTCCAGGGGGAGCGGTATGGATCGAACGCCTCAAACTGGCGGCCATTATAGGCGCTAAACGCCTGCCTGAGAAAAAAGTTCCGAGTCCATACCTTCCTCATCGTTATTTCCTTCTTCCCCTGCCAACAAACGGCTTAGGAGTGTCTTCGATAAAAGACTCTGTTTCATGCTCCGCTTCAGCCTCTACAACCTCGGGCTGTGTAGCGGGATTGGCAGTCAACTCTGTCCTCAGAATGTCGAGTTCGGTTCGGATCTGCTCTTCGGGAGCCTTGTCGACAATGGTTTTCAGGTATCTAACACGGGGAAAGTCAGGGACCATTTCGGCAAAGGTTGTGAAAATCTCCTTCGCTCTGTCCCGACTGTGGGTCATCCAGTAGTTGCTCTGGCCACGGATGCTGTCGATGTATTGAAGCAGTTGGGCCTTATCGAATCTAGGCATTGTTCCTCCTCTTATGGCGGGAGGCCCCCAGGCATAAGCCCAGGGGCTTCCCTATTTTCTTAAGCAGTGAAATCGTAGTTGTACAGTTTGGCGTGGCTCTTTCTATGGGTACAAATAAACTGCCCCATCCAGTACATCTTGACCTCCCAATCCAACCGGGCGTCAAGCTCGTGGAGAGTATCAGAGCCAAAGTAACTCAACCCCTTGACTTCCCTACGCTCAAGATCGGAGGTGTCAAGGAGATACATCGTATGGGTAGAGGGCTTCCCGAAATAGGTGGAAAGATAAATCGGGATCGTCCCGTACATGTGGTAGAACGCCTTCTTCTGGAAGTCACGTCCAACCACGTACTTTTCAGCATTGGTTACAACCTTGTCGGCAGAGGCAAGTTTCAGAAAGTTCATAGCCGACTGCGGGTCCATCAGCATGATATTCGGAAGTCGCTGGTTGTTGTACACGTAGTGGTCAGAGATAAAAGCCTCAACCAGGTCAACCGAGAGAGCCGCACTGTTGGCGTCAGAGACAAAGCTCTTCCAAGAACCATTGCCGGTAGTGGACGGGTTAATGCCCATGAAGGTCGTGGTCCCGACAATGCTCTGAAGACCGTCAGGAACGGCGTTGTAGGTGTCTTTGATAGTGATGATCGAGTCGTTGGAACAAGTGACGGCACTCTCCATCACCAGGGTCTGTCCGGAAACGTCGGCGATCCTAACACCATCCACTTCCAGGGTCCCATCGGACTTCTGAATGTCGATAACCTGTCCAGGCCTCAGCTGTCCATAACATCCAGGTGTGTCAACGGCGACCGTGGTAGATTTAGTCACGGCTCCTTTTACCAGAGCCAACTGACCAGTACCGTTCCCGAACGCATACCAATCGAAATCGGCCAGAGCAGACTTGATCAGTCCCTTGGTCATATCTGTTACTGCGCTTTTGGCATAAGCTCCGATACCACGGCTCTCAGCCTCGATAACGGCGGGCAAACTGATAATCGTACCGGTCGTCATAATCTTACTCTCGTAGTATCCCTTGATGGAGGCGCCCTTAGCGACACGGTTTACGTTAGAACTTTCAGTATATCCGGTGAGTCCTTCCATCCCCTGAGTCTTGAGATGAATGTCCTCTTTCGTCTGCCCAGCTACTTTCTTGAAAAAAGGGATAATCTCTTTCGGCTCCCGCTTCTCAGCGAAAACCGCCTTGTCGAAAATCTTGTCAATGGCAAGAGTTTTCAACAGGTTCGTCATGGTGGCCTTGACCACCGCAACATCGTTAGCCATAGTGTTTCCTCACTCGGGAGTGGTTATATCCCACCATTCCCGGACTGTCTATCAATACCCTCAAGCTGGTTCCTAATCTCAACGTCAATGGGATCTTCGTAAGGATTGGTCCCGTAGTCTCTTTCTTTTGTCGGCGTTGGATTGGAGGTTGCCTGCTTGGCAACTTGCTTGACGGGCTGTTTAGCCGCTGTTCCATTGATAATATTTCTCTTAGCCATACGGTCCTGGTACGACTTCACACGGTCAAAATACGACTTCCCGATCTCGTAAATGTCAGGAACGTAATCAATTCCTTTCATCGCCTTGGCCTGCCTCTCACCGATAGCAATCACCTTAATCTGCTCCATGTCGTCATCGGTAATCTTGCCAATAACAGGCTCAAGTTCGGTACGCAATTTCTGCTCCTGTGACTGGAAAGTGTTTCTCAATACCTCAAGCCGATAGCCATCCTCAAACTGCTTACGGCCATTAACTTCCCCACGCATTTCAGACACGGCCTGCTCAAGCCTCTGGTTCTGCTGGATAATATCTCCAAAGACCTTCGCAACCCCAGGGAAGGTGATCTCCATCTCCTCAAGGATCTGCTTGTGTTGGGCGTAAGGGTCGGCCTCGGGGGCCTTCTGCGGAGGCACAGGGCTGGTCGCATCTTGTAATATCTTAACAACCTGCGCCTGCGCCTCTCTAGGAAGGGAGGAAAGCATCTGCCCGAATTGAATGGCTTGAGCGGCCTGCGGGTTCTTCCGTAGAAAAGCCTCTGCGGCCCTGTTTTCGTCAAACTCATCGGCGGGCTTTGCCGCCTGTTCGGGCTTTTTAACATCCTCTACAACCTCGGAGCCTTGCCCCGCTTCTGTAGAGGAGGCCGGGGAGGCGTTGGACTCTTTGGCATCAACCTCCCCGGTTTGTTCAGTGGCAGCGGAAGGGGTGGAGGAAGGAGTATCATGCGCCGTGGGTGGCGCTTCTTCCTTGTCCTCTCCCATAAAATGTTCTGTAAGCTCCTGTTGGAGACCTTCTAAGTCAATAGCATTATCATCGCCTGCCATTACATCCCTCCTTGTTGGTCTTGCTGTAGAATCATTTCTTCAGGGGTAGGTATCTGTTGACCACCCTGAGCTTGTAACATAGCTTCAATAACAGCCTGAGCCTCCGGGGTAATTTCGCCACTTTGAGCCATCATGGCGGCTTGTTCGGGAGAAACCATACCTTCGGGAGGCATGGCGCCAGCTTGAGCCTCCTGGTCCGCCATAGCCTGTTGCTGGGCCATCATCGCTTGCTGTTCCATCATGGCCGCTTGCTGAGGGTCCACCGCCTGCTGGGGCTGTTGCTGTTGAGGCTGAGGAGGAGTAAGGGATTTAGCCTTCTCTTGAAGGGCGGCTTGAGCCTCCATCTTCATCTCCTCTATCCGGGCCGACATCATAACATCCTCTTTCGCCTTCCGCATTTGGTTCTCTTTGTGGAGGGCTATATGGGCGTCCATCAATTGCTGAATAACAGGATCGGCCATCTCGTACTTTGTCGTCTTCTTTTCGCTTCTATGCTCTGCCAGGTGTACATCATCGTCGTCGTCAATATCGACCTGCGGGGCCATTGAAAGGGCCTCCTCTTCTGACAGAAGTTCAGCTTTCTTCGGGTTCTTCTCTGACGTTTTAAACGCATAGATGAACTCATTCTCCCGCCTAGCTCGCAATACATCACGCCGCTGAATATAAAAGAACCTATCAATATCAGGAACGCCAAGAAACTCCATCGCTTTCTGGTTGTTCTCAACAAGGCCAAGCTGTTTCATCTGTAACATGAGCTGGAACCTCTCCATTTTCGAGAGAGGGAACCCGCTTCCAAGGTCAATAGTTATGTCAGCGCACGACAAATTGTCTCCCTTGACCTCCATAACCTCGGCCTCGTTCTCGATCCCATTAATCCGGAGGAACCTTTCTACGTCGTACTTCTCCTGGGCAATGTGGATAATCTTCATAAAGACCGTTTTAACAAACTCTTCCAGGAGCTGAAGCGACGTACTCATCCGGGAGATCCCGTTCTCCATAACAGTCCTCTGGATGTATCCAGGTATATGGGTGGATCCCTGCGGCATAGACCCTCTCAGGGTGTCGTAGTCCCCCTGGGAGTTCTGGATCTCACGTTCAAGCGTCTGGATCAAAAACTGGTGAGCGGAGGAAACGGGGAGCCCTCCAATCGGCTTAATCTCTCCACCATTCCCCTTCAAAAGCGAAATCATACCGTCGGCAATCTTCTCAATCTCGACAGTAGACCCGTATTGGGCGTAGAGATAATAGCTCCCAAGCGTCTCGGCATGGTCCATAGCCATTGAGGAAATCTTGTTCAAATCTCTCTGCGGCTGAACGGCGTCTCTCAGCGTGTTGTCGCCATAATTCCGGCCATAATCCCTCTGCCAAGCGACCATAAACGGGAAAACGGTGAGCTCTTCCTCTTCAACCATCATATCCCCGGACCAAATCTTCTTCGTCCAGGTATCCCCATGCCTCTCGTAGGTAGTGTAGACAAGGCAAATCTCCTCAACCTCGCTCCATGTCCACTGATTGTCCATGTAGTAGCGAAACGGAGTTGACTCATCGGTATCAATCGAGACCGTCGGGGTGTCCTCACCCCATCTCTCCTGGATAATATCCTTCGGAACAGCGTCTTTGACGATAACAAAACGGCCATCCTCAATCTCTCTAGCCGCCGGGTCAGAGTAAAACACAAAAGGGCTGATACAGCGGAACGAAACATCCCCTATACCACGCTTTTTTACCGACCGCTTCTTGACATCGTCGTAAACTTCCCCAGATTTTTTCTTATCCCATGATACTTCGCCGATCATATTCCCTGTCACAAGGAGCCAATACAGCCCAGGCAACAGGTTCCATACGAACTTGTGGTAACTCCAAAACCACTTACACATCTTCTCGACAATCCTGGCCTTCTGGATGTCGCTGTAATCCTCGGTGGATGGCGAAGCCGTGAAATTGGGAGCCAATCTCTCAAGAAACTGGCCTATCCAAACGGAAACAACTGTGGCCATTTTGTTCCGGACGGTAAGGTTTCTCCTCTTCCTGCCGGTTTCTTCCATCAAATCCTTGAGCACTTCTTTCCCAGTGCCAAGCTGTCTCTCAATCCCCCAGTACTGGTTGCCGTCAACATACATGACGTTCTGCTTCCACTCAGGGAATCGGTTTCTGATTGGGTGATGGTCAACCCACTTCTTGATGTCGTCTACAGTGTTAAATCTCAAAAGAACCTTCCAACGGTGGAGTTGTTTTCCTTCACTCCATCCACAGCCGTCTGAATCTTTTCGGTGATCGACTTCTCTCTCTCGGCCTTAACAGCGTCTTTGATGATCTCTTGCTTCAAAAGATCCGCACGCCAAGAGGGTAAATCATCGTCGGGCTCTTGTTGCTTCTTGGAGGCTTCCTTCTTGCCGACAATGTACCCGAAGTATGAAGATAGGCACCCACACAATATCCCTACTACCAGCTCCATTGTAGCCTCCCAAGCGATAATATATCCCCGTATGACACATTTGTCAAGTTTTTCATAAAAACTTCTGCGCTAGCAACTCATATCCAGCCCTTGTTCGCTTCTTCAACTGCTCTATCTCTAGCTGTACAGCCGTTTTGCGAACAACATTCACGCTCTCAGGAGCCTTCAACACCTGCGGCAATAATGCGGCGGCGTCCTCAAGGTCATCATGATTCCCTCTACCACGCCCATAGGAAATTAATCTGTCCACCAAATGGTTCACGCCCTCGCCATTCTTGCGGAAAAATACGTTCCCATTCTTGATCTCGGTAATTAGCTTCTTGATCCTGATCGCCTTAGCGTCTTTCTCGTTCCCGCCCATTGTCCCAACGATCTCGAACGGGAGCCCCTCTTCCTTCGCCTTCAAATCCAGCCATTCTTTGATAACCATCTGGAAACCACGCCTCTCAATCCCAACCGCCCCGACTTTGTAATGCTTCCCAAGGTCAATCAACATCCTCGCAAGGTCAAACGGGTTACTCTTCCTGGTTTCTTTACACTCCCAAATCAGCGTCTTGCCACCAGAGGTGATCGAGGCAACGACAATACCCGAAGCATCAGACCCTCTTCCCTCGGAAATAGCCGGGTCACATGATATTCCAAAGAACATAGGGATCTTCTCAACTTCACTTTCATCGAAGTACTGTATGTCCCCGTAGTTCAAATGCCCCTCTTCGAGGTTCACTGGAAGGTTCATGTACTCAAGATAGAACCCCTCAAGGTCCCCAGCGGCCTCATAAGCCGCCCTAGTCTTTCTAATCCATTCCAGAGGGTACATCTCAGGCCACAACGGCTGGCCCTCTTCATCGATAATGCTATAAAACTTCACATACCACTCAGGTAACTTCGATACCAACGACGCCAGCGAATACGGGCCTACCATCGTCGCCAGCATAAAAGCCCTACCCCATCTCGGGTCCAGGGTAGGCAAGGCTTCCCTCAACAGCCACTGTAAATGTCTCTTCCCAATCTCCGGATCTTCCGCTTCGTCTTTTTTCGTAAGGTCATCCAAGAACATCTTGGAAACCCTAGAGGTGCCAGCCAACACACCTCTCAACGCCGACCCTACGCCCCTAGCCTGTACACGGCATTGGATCCTCAACGATTGGTTCAATATGTCAAACTTCTCTTTCCCCCAGTTTCCATCGCCCTTCATCGTCCCGAAAAACGATTTTATCTTCTCATTAGACTCCAACTCCCTTCTGATCGTGTCCGTCCTGTCAACCGCTTCAGGCTCTGTCTTACACCCAATCAGGACGTTCCCCTTGTTGGTACACACAGGGTCAAACAAAATGCTATGAGATCCAAGACCGTTGATGGTCAAAACTGTCTTCCCTACACCACGAGGAGCCAAAAACTCAACAAGCCTCAGAGGACTCTTATAAGCGGCGAAAACATCGTGGTGAAATGAACACCAAGGCAAGCTAAATGCCTCATCCAAGAATGTCTTACAATACACATCCGGGCCATCTCGCCATGTGGCATAAGCCGCTAACCAGGAATTGTCAGTTTGGCTTAAGCTCGCATTTACGCTACTCATTTTATCGGGTCTCTCTCTTTGTTGGAAACCTTCAAAACGGCGTTCCCTTCTTTGTCCAGAGTGTTCCCAAGAAACATCTCTGTACTCAAAGCC